GGGCTTTTTTACGGAAAATACCCCTAATCGCTTTTGGTTGTGCTTCAGCAACCCCCGTCGTAACTCTGGTTACTTTTATGAGTGTTTTAACTCCAAGCGAGACTTTTGGCGAAATAAAATTGTCGATGCCCGCTCCGTCGAAGGCACGGATAAGGCCGTCTACCAACAGATCATTGACGAGTATGGCCCCGACTCAAGCGCAGCCCACGTCGAGGTCTACGGTCAGTTCCCCAACGCCAGCGACGACCAGTTCATCGGAAACGCGCTGGTTGACGAGGCAATGGAACGTCCCGCTATATCCGACCAGTCCGCGCCCATCGTGGTCGGAGTGGATCCAGCACGCTTTGGTGCCGACGCCACCGTCATCGCCATAAGGCAGGGCCGCGACATACTGAGCATCCGACGGCACAGAGGCGACGACACGATGGAAGTCGTAGGTCGCGTGATCGACGTGATCGAGGAATATAAACCTGCCCTCGTTGTGATAGATGAAGGGGGCTTGGGCGCGGGTGTGGTGGATCGGCTGAAGGAACAGCGCTACAAGGTGCGCGGGGTGAACTTCGGTAACAAATCAACGAAGCCTATGATGTATGGCAACAAGCGCGCTGAGATGTGGGGCGCGATGAAAGAGTGGCTGAAAGATGCACACATACCGAAGGACAGGTATCTGAAGTCAGACCTCATCGGGCCTATGATGAAGCCGGACTCGAAGGGAACGATATTCTTAGAGTCCAAGAAGGATATGAAATCACGCGGGCTGGCGTCACCTGACGCAGCGGATGCTATTGCAGTAACCTTCGCATTTCCTGTCGCTAGACGCGAGCAACGAGTAGACAACCAGCGCCGCGTCAGCTATGGTCAAGGCTCCGCATCGTCTGGATGGATGGCCTCATAATGGTATCGTTATCGGTAGGTCGTGGCGAGAAGCTATCGACAAAAGCGGGCGCTGGTCTGACGGCTAAAGGTCGTGCTAAGTATAATGCTGCTACGGGCAGCAAGTTAAAGCCACCGGCTCCTAATCCAAAGACTAAAGCAGACGAAGGCCGTAAAAAATCCTTTTGCAGTCGTATGGCAGGCGTAGTCGCTAAGTCGAAAAACGCTGAACGCGCTAAAGCATCAATGAAGAGGTGGAAGTGCCCGTGAAAACGTGCTTCCGATGCAAACAAACCAAATCGTTAGATCTGTTTTTTAAGCATAAACAGACTTCCGACGGCCATCATAGTTGGTGTAAAATCTGTTGCACAGAAGGCAACGAACGCTCGCGGCAGAAACAGAACGCCACTATTGAAGGACGTGCTAAGATATTTCTGCGTAACGCGCAAAACAGCGCCAGAAAACGCAATCAAGAGTTCTCGCTTACCATCCAAGACATTGTAGATTGTTGGCATAAACAGCTAGGTTTCTGTGCCTATAGTGGTCGGGCTATGGTGCTCGAAGCGGGTAATTTAAATACCGTCTCTATTGAGCGCATAGATAGCAATGTTGGCTATACGGTTGAGAATACTGTGTTAATATGTCAAGCTATAAATCGTATGAAATCTGATTTTAATTTTGAAGATTTCTTTGCGTTATGCCGCGATGTAACTGATTTTTTAAGCGACGAAACTAAAGATCTTGCCGTAGGAGCATATAAATGAAAAAGCCTGGAAGCCCAGGATTGTATGCGGCAATCCACGCCAAACGCGCACGCATCGCAGCCGGATCGGGCGAGAAGATGCGAAAGCCAGGTGCCAAAGGCGCGCCAACAGCTAAAGCGTTTGTTAGATCCGCGAAGACAGCTAAAGGAAAACGCTGATGCCGTTAGTTAAGTCATCATCCAAGAACGCTATGCGTAAGAACATCAAGGCTGAAATGAAGGCTGGCAAACCACAGAAACAGGCGGTTGCAATCGCGTATTCAGTTAAACGTGCGGCTGCTAAAAAAGGTGGTAAATCAAGTGGCTGCAAGTGATGTAGAAGGCGCAGGCAAAGTATCTGACAACCCAGACGGCGACCGTCTGGCGACGATGCGTCACCGCTTTAAAGTGGCGAGCGCAGCCTATTCTGACTCCCGCGAAGATGAGCTGGATGACTTGCGCTTTATGGCAGGTAGTCCTGACAACGCATGGCAATGGCCACAAGACGTGTTGGCGACCAGAGGCGCGGTGCAGGGTCAGACGATCAACGCACGTCCGTGCCTGACGATTAATAAATTACCGCAGCATGTGCGGTTGGTGACAAATGAACAACGACAAAACAGACCCTCCGGCAAGGTCATCCCAGCGGACGATAAAGCCGACGTTGCGGTCGCAGAAGTCTTTCAAGGTATCGTTAGACACATCGAATATCTTTCCGACGCGGACGTTGCATATGATACCGCGTGCGACAATCAAGTTACCTACGGAGAAGGTTATATCCGAATCCTTACGGAATATTGCCGCGAAGATTCGTTTGACCAAGACCTAAAGATCGGTCGCGTCCGTAACAGTTTCAGCGTCTATATGGATCCAATGATCCATGATCCATGCGGATCAGACGCGGAATGGTGCTTTATTACCGAAGATATCCCTAAAGAAGAATATGAGCGCCTTTACCCTGACGCTTTGCCAATCTCGGTAATGATGTCACAAGGCGTTGGCGATCAGTCACTTAGCATGTGGATGAGCCAGGAAACCGTCCGTATTGCTGAGTATTTTTACATTGAGCATCAAAAGAAAAAGCTCAATCTCTACCCCGATAATATAACCGCTTTTGAGGGTTCGCCACAGGACAAGCAGCTCAAGGCTATGTTCGGCAAGCCGCTGAAGTCCCGCACGAGCGAGCACCGTCAGGTCAAGTGGCTGAAGACGAACGGCTTTGAGGTGTTAGAGGAACGCGATTGGGCGGGCAAATGGATTCCTGTCATCCGCGTGGTCGGCAATGAGTTTGAAGTAGACGGTCAGCTCTACATCAGCGGTCTAGTGCGTAACGCCAAAGACGCGCAGCGCATGTATAACTATTGGGTCAGCCAGGAAGCAGAGATGCTAGCGCTGGCTCCGAAAGCGCCATTTATCGGATATGGAGGCCAGTTTGAAGGATACGAAACAAACTGGAAAACCGCCAATACGAACAACTGGCCTTATCTCGAAGTCAATCCAGACGTCACCGACGGCAATGGATCTCCTCTTCCACTACCTGAACGCGCGCAGCCGCCTATGGCGCAAACCGGCCTTATCCAGGCAAAAGTGGGCGCTGGGGAAGATATCAAAGCCACCACGGGTCAATACGACAGTTCAATTGGTGCGACCAGTAACGAGAGGACGGGTCGTGCGATTCTGGCTCGGCAAAACCAAGGCGATACATCCACATATCACTACGTGGACAATCTCGCGCGAGCGGTCAGATATACGACAAGACAACTGGTAGATCTGATCCCTAAAATCTACGACACGGAGCGCGTCGCTCGCATCGTAGGTTTAGACGGCGAAGTGGGTATGGTGAAGATCAACCCAAATCAGCCTGAACCAGTGCGCGTCATCAAGGATCCGATCACGGGTCTGGACATCGAAAAGATCTACAACCCATCAGTTGGCGTCTACGACGTGGTAGTGACGACAGGCCCAAGCTACGCGACCAAGCGCCAAGAAGCGATGGAAGCGATGCAGATGATCTTGCAGACCAACCCGCAGCTCTGGGGCGTGGCGGGTGATTTATTCATCAAAAACATGGATTGGCCTGGAGCGCAGGAGATGGCGGCGCGCTTTGCCAAGACGCTCGATCCGAAGGTTCTGGATAATACGGATGAGTCGCCAGAAGCGCAGATGATGCGCGCTCAGATGAACGACATGGCGAACCAGATGGAACAAACGGCGGCGCTCGTCCAGCAACTGCAACAGTCCTACGACATGCAGAAACTGGCGATTGACGAGCAAAATACGCAGATTAAGGCGTATGACGCAGAGACTAAACGTCTTCAGGCTATGCAAAGCGGCATGTCGCCTGAACAGATCCAAGACATCGTAATGGGAACAGTCGCAGCGGCGATGGACACGGGCGACATCGTGCCTCGTAACACGCCAATGCAACCACAACTGCCAGGATTAGAATAATGAGCTGCGCTGACCTTATTGGACACCTGTTTTTAGCCCGCGATGTCACTCATTCGGTGCATTTAAACACCCGCAGCTATGCTAAACATAAAGCGCTTGGTGGTTTTTATGAGAATGTGATCGAATTAGCGGATGATTTGGCCGAAGCCTACCAAGGCAGACACGGCCTAATCGGGCCGATAACACTCCATTCGGCTGAGAAAACCAACAATGTCGTTGAGTTTATGGAAGACTCACTCGATAAGGTCGAGAAACTCCGTTACAAAGTGTGCGATAAGGAAGACACGGCGATTCAGAACATAATCGACGAGATCGTGGACTTATACTTAAGCACATTGTATAAATTGAAATTCCTAGCGTGAGGCTAAAATGGCTTATTATCAAGAAATCGAAGCATCTACACAGCTTAAGGTCGGATTAGCCAAGCTGAAAGGCATTTTTGCCAGCTCTGGCACGTCACCAACGGTTGCTGTGTATGACTCGGCTGCGTCATCGACTGGCGATCCGTTAGTTTTAGCGCAATTTACGGCTGCAACGCCAGGAAGTTACATATTCACGGCGGAAGGCATTAGCCTGAATAAAGGTCTTTATGTCGTTCTGGGTGGCACGAATCCAAAAGTCACCGTCTTTTTCGAGTGAACTAAATGGCCTTTATTTATAATCTTACTGATAGTTGGAATGACGTTGCGACTACATGGAACGGCATTAAATTAGCCGTTACCGACTCTGGTTCGTCATCGACTTCCAAACTCCTGAATTTAACGATTTCTGGCTCGTCATCGGGCTATTTTTATGTCGATAAAAGCGGAAATCTGACACTTTCTGGGTCTGTCAATAAGATTACAATGACGGCTCCAGCCACGGGCGCAACGCTTACGCTGGCTGACGGCTCTACTTTTGAGACTTCTGGCGCTTATTCTAGCACATTCACGTTCTCCGGCACGACGACGCTGACGTTTCCAACAAGCGGCACGGTCACGGCGCTCGGCAACACGACGACTGGCTCTGGCAGCATCGTTCTAGCAACCTCGCCAACTCTGACGACGCCTAATCTTGGCGTTCCAACAGCTTTGACGTTGACCAACGCTACAGGTCTGCCGATCTCGACAGGTCTGACAGGCACAGGCACGGGCGTTTTGACGGCTCTTGCTGTTAATGTTGGTTCTGCGGGCGCATTTGTTACGTTTAACGGCGCGCTTGGCACGCCTAGCAGCGGTAATTTGACTAACTGCACGGGAATTAGCCCAAGCAATATCAGCGGTCTTGGCGCAGGTGTCGCTACATGGCTTGCAACGCCATCAAGCGCTAATTTAGCTGCCGCTGTTACAGACGAAACAGGCTCTGGTGCGTTAGTATTTGCTAATACGCCTACGCTTGTAACGCCGATTCTTGGCACCCCTACGTCTGTTACGCTTACTAATGCAACAGGTCTTCCGCTAACAACTGGCGTGACAGGCACGCTGCCTGTCGCTAATGGCGGCACGGGCATCACGTCTTTTGGCACTGGCGTAGCTACAGCTTTAGGCCAAAATGTCACAGGTTCAGGTGGTATTGTCCTTGCGACAAGTCCGTCTCTTACAACTCCTAATCTTGGCACTCCTAGCGCGGCGACACTAACAAATGCGACGGGATTACCTATTAGCACAGGCGTTAGCGGCCTTGGGTCAGGTGTTGCGACGTTCTTGGCGACGCCATCATCGGCGAATCTCGCATCGGCTGTCACGGATGAAACGGGATCTGGGCCTCTAGTATTCGCAACTAGCCCGTCATTTACGTCAGATATTACGCTTGGCACGCAGTCAACGACACAAGGATCGCTCGTTCTTGCTAACACAACGGCTGGTTCTAAAGCAGTTACATTAAAATCGTCTAATTCTACGGCTGCGGCTTACACGCTGACTTTCCCTGCGGCTGCGCCTGTCAACGGGTATTATCTTCAAACAGATACAAATGGCGTTCTGTCATGGGCCGCTGGCGGTGGTGGTGGTGGTGGATCACCTGGCGGGTCTAATACTCAGATTCAGTTCAATAACGCAGGCGCTTTTGGCGGCGATGCGGCCTTTACCTTCGTAAATGGCACCGGCACCGCTACGATGTCGCTCGGCGTTGCATCTACGACCAGCGCAGCGCTTAAGCTGTATAATTCAGCCAGCGCCAACTCGGTATCTATTGCTTCTGGTAATAACACCGCCTCTTGGACGTTGACTCTGCCGACATCTGGCGGCACAAATAATTACGCTCTGTTGACAGATGGGTCAGGCAATACCTCTTGGGGCGCTGTCGCTACTGGCACAATCAACACAGGCACAGCCGGTCAGATCACTTATTATAGCGGCACGAACACGCTGTCTGGCACAACAACTGGCACGGGCGTATTAACCGCTCTTGGCGTTAATACAGGCTCTGCCGGAGCTTTTGTCATTAACGGAAGCGCGTTGGGCACGCCATCTAGCGGCACGCTTACAAGCTGCACAGGTTTGCCAATTAGCACGGGCGTAAGTGGTTTAGGTACTGGTGTTGCAACTGCATTAGGTAACGCAACTAATAGTGCTAGTGGTTTACCTGTTCTTAATGGCAGCGGCTATGTAGCTGTTGCCCAAGGCGGCACTGGTCTTGGTTCTGGCACGTCAGGAGGCGTTCTTTATTATAGCGCTACTGGCACTTTAGCTTCGTCTGCGGCTCTTGCTTCTAATGCTCTTGTTGTTGGTGGTGGGGCTGGCGTAGCGCCTTCAACGGTTACTACCGGGACAGGAGTTGTTACAGCTCTTGGCGTCAACACAGGGTCTGCCGGAGCGTTTGTTGTCAACGGCGGCGCATTAGGCACACCTTCAAGTGGCGCACTTACAAACTGTACCAATGTTCCTGTCAATCAAGCAACCGGCACGCTTCCTGTCGCTAACGGCGGCACAGGATTGACTAGCGGCACGTCAGGTGGCGTGCTTTACTACAGCGCAACCGGCACGCTTGCCTCTTCGGCGGCTCTTGCAGCTAGTTCACTGGTTATCGGCGGCGGTGCAGGCGTTGCGCCTTCTACGACAACAACGGGCGCAGGTATCCTTACATTTTTAGGCACGCCATCAAGCGCTAATTTAGCTACCGCTGTTACGGATGAGACAGGTTCTGGTTCGCTTGTGTTCGCCACAAGCCCCACGCTAACAACACCGCGTATTGCTGGGTCGTCTACCGGATATACATCACTCGCGTCAGCTAACGCCAGTGCGACAAATTATACTGTTACGTTCCCTGCGGAAACGATGACAGTAGGTTTCCGCAATATTCCGCAAGTAACCAAAACCGGCGCATACACGCCTACGGACGCGAGCGATGTCGGCAAATACATAGACATTACGACCGGCGGCGTAACCGTTAATGCTTCAATTTACAGTGCAGGCGATGTGTTCACTATCTATAATAATTCTGGCTCAAACCAGACCATCACGGCAGGCACGAACGTAACTTTCCGTCTTGCAGGCACAGCCACAACGGGTAATAGAACATTGGCGCAATACGGAACGGCCACGCTTCTTTGCGTTACCGGCGGCGCAACACCGACTTTTGTTGTCTCTGGCGCGGGCGTTACCTAATGTCTGGTATTCAGGCAATGTTAATAGCTCAGTCTGCTTCGGCTCCGGCGGCAATAGATCTTCTTGTAGTTGCTGGCGGTGGAACTGGCGGCGCATATAATTTAGGCGGTGGTGGTGGCGCAGGCGGCTATTTAGAGCAGACAAGTAGATCAGTTACCGCAGGAACTTCTTATACCGTTACGGTCGGCGCGGGCGGTAACGCGGTAACAGCCGGAGGAACATACGTTCAAGGTAATCCCGGTAATAATTCGGTATTTGATACATCTACCGCAAACGCGGGTGGATATGGCGATAGATACAGGGGCGGCGCGGCGTCTACTGGCGGCTCCGGGGGTTGCGGCGGCGGTTCGGGCGGCACGAATACCACAACAACAGGCGGTAGTGCGACACAAGGTAATAGTGGTGGCGCTACAGGGTATGGTTTTGCCGGTGGCACTTCTAATGCTACTACAACTGGCGGCGGTGGTGGCGGCGGCGCAGGCGGTGCAGGCGGCAATGCACCTTCATCCGGTACAGCGCAAGCGTCCGGCGGTAGTGGAAGATCATGGTCGGTAAATAGCACGACATATGCAGCGGGAGGTAAAGGGTCAACAAGTGGCGGATTTACCGCCGCTGCGGGCGGCGCAAACACAGGAAATGGCGGTGATGCGTCATGTAGCACAACAATAAATAGTGGTAACGCTCCTGCGGGCGGATCAGGTGTTGTTATAATTAGTTATCCAAGCACCTATAAAGATGCCGCGAGCACAACTGGCTCTCCCACTTACACCAATAGCGGCGGCACCAAAACATATAAATTTACTGGATCTGGGAGCATTACATTCTAATGGCTCATTTCGCACAGTTAGATCAAAATAATAAAGTTATGCGGGTAATCGTTGTTACTAACGACACTATTGACAATTTACCGTTTCCAGAATCTGAGTCGATAGGCATTGAGTTTTGTAAATCTCTTTATGGTGAAGATACACTATGGAAACAAACGAGCTACAACGGAAATTTTCGACGTAGATATTGTGGCGCGGGATCGACATATGACCCGGTAGCCGATGTGTTTATAGATGAGAAACCGTTTGCGTCTTGGGTTCTTAACTCAGTTTCATATGTGTGGGAAGCCCCATATCCAAAACCAAATGACGGTCTACCTTACTATTGGGATGAAAATACAGTGTCATGGATAATAGACCCCGCTGTATAATATATCACTGTTGACCAATAGTCCAAGTCACTATAATAATACGCTTTACCGACTAGCCGGATAGCTAGGTCAGAAAGGAAGTTGCTTTGAGCGACGAAGAACAGGCTGTAGCGGAGATCAGCCCCGCGCCGGAACAGGAAGCCACGGCGGCACCTGAATCTGTTGAGACGACGCCGGAGGAACAACAGTCTACAAAA